TATCAATCATTGTCTGCAACCACTCCTAGATATGTAGCATGGCCATCTAAGCGACACATAACTATTAGGCCAACAAAGAATACTGGCTATTATGTTTCAGCTTTACATGAAATGGGTCACATACTTGGTGACAATCAATCTCGTAATAACACAACAAAGGAGAAAGAAATTGGTGCATGGATTTGGGCAATGTTGCATGCGATTGTATGGACAGATACTGCGGATCGGGTCATGGCTAAAGCATTACGTTCATACGGTGTTAGCCAATCTGAAATTGAAGATATCCAACACAAGTGGAACCCAACAACAAGAGATGAGGAGCGAGACATTGCTTAACGGTAAATTACTTAGACTTCATATCTACCAGGCTACCCCCAAGCGGGGTGGCCTGCTTCCTAAAATTGTTCGATTATTAGAGAAGATAAAAGAATGGTAAAACGAGCAAAAATTCATAGCACCAGCAGAAGTTGGGAAAAATCTTTGAAAAAATCTGCAAAAGTCAAAGAACGGCAGCGTAATAAACGAAGAATTGTTCGGGAAATAAAGGAGAGTTAGATGGGCGAATATGAATGTTTAGATTGTAACGAAACTTTCTGGGCCGAAGAACCACCATACCCTAAAGATCAATGTGACCGTTGTAAACAAGAGGAAAAAGACAATGGTTAAAATGTTCGTATTGATATGTGTCATTTGGGCCGAAGGAAGTCGCTACGAAGGTGGCGAACAAAAATGTATAATGCACCAAAGCAAGGTGTTTTATGCGACTATGGAGCAGTGTCGCAACGATATAATCAAAAGCGAACTGCTCATAGAAGCCGCCATATTTGACAATTTTGGTGATGAGCCAATAGATCACCAGATCATGGCAAGTTGTATGGGAGGCGTATAATGGCTAAGAAAAAACAGAAGAATTGTTCGCAGTGTAAAGAAAAGATTGTTTTAGGCATGGAGCTGGTGATGAATAACCGAACAATTTGTCTTGGTTGTGCCGTTGAGAAAGGAATAGCACAACAATGGCAAGCACCAATAAGCCATGTTTTATACTGCGAATATGATATACATTCATGTGCTGAATGTTATATGAATTACACCGAAATGATGGAGCATATGGGATATGTTTGTACCCCAAAAGGTACGTTCTATAAACCCACTAATGACCCCAAAATTGTGGTGCTTTATGAGTAATTTACTTACCACTTACCAACTTACTCGGTAAGTAAAAATGACGGTAAGTAGTAAGTCATTGAAATTGTTCGGTTTTTTGAAGCAACTTACGGAGGTTACTTCTTATCACGGTAAGTTAGAACTTAGCTCTAAGTCATTGATTTTAAAGCTACTTACCAACTTACCGAACTTCCCCCCTAAAGGGGGGTTTAGGGGGCGGTAAGTAAACCGCCCCACCAACCTATTAACTGGTAACGAAATGGAGATACGATTAGATGCCAAAGGTAGCAGAAAATTTAACTAAGGAACAGCGTCTAGCTGGATGGAAAAGATTGACTGATAAACAGCAAGATTTTCTAAACAACTTCATGCACAAAGATATGACCCAGACTTCAGCAGCTAGAGCAGCGGGATATTCTAATCCTGGTGTAGATGCTGTTAGGCTGTTGCGTAATCCTGTGGTACAGGAGCGATATCAAGAAATGCGTGAAGAAGCTAGATCTAAGTTTGGCGTAACAATAGATAAATCTGTTCGGGATTTGTTAAAGATCCGTAACGAGGCATGGGAGAGCGGGAAGTTTGGTGAGGCTATTCGGGCTGAAGAACTGAGATTAAAGGCTACAGGACTGCTTGTAAACAAAGCTCATGTGCTACATGAACGCACAGACAGCATGACAAGAGAGGAAATACTGGCAAAACTACAGGAATTTCAAGAGATAGCACAGAAACGCATGAAAACAGCCATAAAGACCCATAAAGACCCAGACCTGATAGAGCAAAGTAGCGTAAAAACCAAAAAATAACAATTTCACTTGCACAGGGTGTGTGAACGGTGACCGAAGAATTGTTCGGATCGCAGCGGGATCGGGGCAATCGGGGCTGGATCGGAGCGTAATCGGGGCAATTGTTCGGTTTCAGGCAGGTCCTTCCCCCCGAATCGGAGCGGGATCGGGTCCTTCTACCTGCGTCTCATCGTACAATTGTTCGGAAAGAAGCAGGAACCAGGCAGCGGACCCCCGAATCGGGGCTGTCCTGGCCTGTGCAGCCTCCTGCGTGAACAATTGTTCGGAAGAAGAAGCCCTGCTGCCTCCTGGATCGGGCTGTGCAGCTCCTGCGCCTGAACAATTGTTCGGACCTGAAGCAGCAGGTCAGGCAGTCCTGGCGGCTGAGTCTCTTCGTACAATTGTTCGGGCAGGTTGCCTGGAAGGCTGCACAAAAAAAAAGAGCAGGAAAACCAAGACCTGCTCTTTTTCATTTATTAACCATAACATAACAAAGGATTATCATGTTGCTATATATATAGTAATTGTTGCGAATGTTGTCAAGATAAAAAAAAATTAATTTAGCTGTTGACAGCACTTGTAATGATTGCTATATATATACCATCTTAAACAAACAGAAGGATAAAGCCAATGAAGTTTACTAAAACAAATGCAACAAGTGGTACACACTTACAAGGTAATGTAGGAGCTACTTATTCAGAGCTTGTTGAAATCTTTGGAGAGCCAACAAGGTTTGAAAAGTCTAACGAGTTTGATAACAAAGTTGATGCACAATGGGCCATTAAATTTGAAGACGGCACTATTGCAACGATATACAATTACAAAAACGGCCTTAATTATTTAGGTGCAGAGGGCAAGAGATTAATGGAAATCCACAACTGGAACATTGGTGGCCATAGCGAAAGGGCGGCTTTTCTTGTCAATGAAGAGGTGATTGATTGGACCCACAGGCTTCACGATACTGGAGAATCAACGAACAATTTAGTTACATCTTAATTGTTCGGAACGGGATCGGGGAAACTTGATCCCGTTTTTTCTGGCAGCGGAACGAACAATTGTTCGGGAGGCAGCTCCCCCCTAACAGCAACAGTCAGGTGAACAATTGTTCGGTCCTTCACGGCCCGCACCAGGTGAAAAAAAATTTTATTTAATTGTTGACATATTGCAATCATTACATTATATTAATATTAATTAACAAACAAAGGAGACAAAAAATGTATAAGTATATAGTAGTAGCGAAAGAGTGGAGAGATAAAGTTAACGGAAATAGTTACTTCTCTGCACAGATTGAAAGAGCAGAAGATAGGGAGCTTGTGGCAAAGTTACCGTATCAATACGGTTATGGGGATCAATTCCAACATGAATCAGTTAGAGAACTTATTAAAAAGGGATTCCTGGAAGAAAAAAGATTTCTAAGCGATCAACCAGTAAAATTTGTTAAGATTCCGAACACACTAAAACAAGAAGCGATTCGTTTTGGGGAGGTGTAAGATGAAAGAATATACTAGTGAAATACAAATTTGGTTTGGCGGGAATAACCACGAGGCCAAGAATAAAGATGAATACATAAAAAAAGTAAAAGATCAATTTTGGGAAGATTTCGGTATTAAATTAACAAATGCAGAAATAACAAACATAACCGAACAATAAATTGTTCGGGATCGGATCGGGAAAACAGGGGTTCGCCCCTGTTTTTTTTTGCCTCCAGCTCGAACAATTGCCCCCCTCCCTCCCTTCGCATGCGAAACCAGACAATTGTTCGCTTCAGGACGCTGGCGCAGCAGGGAAAAAAATTAATTTTGTTGTTGACATTTGTTGCAATCATTGCTATATATGTATTATATCAAACAGACAAAGGAGATAAAAATGTCTAATTATGCTTTTACAGATGTCAAAGATGGCGACCAGTTCAGAGTGGCGAAAGTCATAGAGAACGAGTCAGGATACTATCCGTTAGGAAAGGCAAATCCTGATGATCCACACGAGCTTGATAAGTTCGTGGGTGACAGAGATCATGTCAGGATCATAGTGGACAACATGAATAAACACATGGGTGTGTCCAAAGAAAGAGAGAGGCAGATACGTCTCACAACATTTTAATTTTCCGAACAAGTCCAGCTTCGCTGCTGGACTTTTTTCTTGCCTGCACCGTACAATTGTTCGGTTCCTTCCTGTGCGCAGCATGCAGCTACCAGGTAAAAAAAATAATTTACTACTTGACATCATTGCAATCATTACATATATATAAGGTATTAATCAGCCAAAGGAGATAGAAATGGCAATATATATAGCTTATGGTGCAAACCTAAATAAGCGCAACATGGCGAGCAGATCGCCTGATGCAATCCCAGTAGGCAAAACAAACTTGCTGGGTTATAAGCTGGTGTTTAACAACGTAGCTAACATTGTTCCGTCAGAGAGACACAGTGTTCCTGTCGGCCTGTGGGAGATATCCAAGCAAGACGAGAAGAACCTGGATATGTTCGAGGGTTACCCAAACCTGTATAGAAAGGAATACATAGATCTTTCATACATGGGCATGAATCAAGGCATGGTTTACATAATGAATTATGGAGGTCAAGCCGTTCCGAACAAAAGGTACTTTGACGCAATCAAAGAAGGTTACGCAGACTTCGAGCTGGATACCGAACAACTCGTAGACGCTGTGATCGAAGCCTTCGATTATGAGAAGGAAGCGGGTAGAGTTATCCGAACAAGAAGAGGAGGCAGGTCATGGCGATAAATTGTTCGACACCCCGCAGGTAAAAGCCCAGAAGGATCTGGGCTTTTTTTATGAAGGAATCGGACAATTGTTCGGATCGGGCAGGACGCTGATCGGGGATCGGGGATACTGCCACCTGCCGAAATCATTTTCTAAATCCTCCCCCCATATCCTCCTTAAAGAAAATTTAATTAACTTGTTAACTAGTTTTGTCAAGAGGCAAAACAAAAAAAAATGCAAAAAAAAACGTAATAAAAACAAGGACTTAGCAAATTAATTTTTTGGCCATCTTGTATTATATAGTAATCATTCCCACATAACCATCAAGGCCGCAATTTGTGTGCTTAAAAACCAACTTAACAAAGGAAAAAGTAAATGACTTATGACATTACAAACAATAATAAAAACATTTTTGATAATCAAAATTTCGTATTTGGTGTAGAACCAGAATTTAACACCAGAACATATACAGAAATGAATAGAATAAACAATAACAGTGCTGAACCAATAAAGGGTTTAGAATATGTTTACGATGGTTCAAGGGTAGATGGTGAGGGTAGATTACCAATATTATCTAATAGCTTAGCATCATACAAATATCTAAGATCAGTATTAGAACAATTGCAAGAAAATGGTGCTACCGTAAATTGGACTTGTTCAGTTCATATTCATGTATCCAGAAGACCAATTATTATAGATCCTACAGAGTTTCATAATAGATCTATTGAGTATACTAGACGTACTGGTTCAGCTCTTCCAAGTTCAAATGGTACAGATTATTTTGGTGATGCCATACCCTTAGAAATATTAAAAGATATTGGTTATAGGGTATCCAAGAATAAAGACCAATTTAATTCATTCTTAGCACCATCCAGAATTGACGATGGTGGTTATGCTAACAATGCTATGCGAAGAGCCAGACAACCAAATGGGTATTTTTGTAAGATGCCATTATCACATACTATGATAAGAAATACAGAACCAACTTGGAACAAGTTAAAAAGGGTTATTAGCACTGGTGATAAGTACAGTGCTATTAATATTCACCACTGGTCAAATAAAGAAACGATAGAATATAGATCACATGGTGGAACATTAGAAATTGATAAAATCTGGTCTTGGATACAGTTTTTAATAAACATGACCAGACATTCAATTAATGCCAGACATAGTCAAGTTCAGTCTGTAATTGATACACCAGATTATATTGGTAGATCTTACAGAACCAGACAGTCCATAGCATATCAATTAATGCGAAGAGTTGGTGGTGCAACTACACAAGAAATAATGGATGCAACTGGCATACAAACTGCTCAAAGGGTTAGATCAATGATTAGTGAACAAATAAGGCCAGTATTAAGACAAAGGTTTGGACGTGATATTTTAATCACTCATAACCAACAGCATTATAATCATGCTTACAGCACCTCTCAGGGTAGATATGATTTAAATGGGTATGAGATACCCTTACAAGTAAACAATGCGTCTGGCGGCTGTGTATTCGCCAACAATGGACGTACTGATTTATTAAGTGGTTTACTTGACCAGCATAAAAGACATTTAAAACCATTTAGAAATTAACATCAAAATATAGACCGTATAATTAATTTTATACGGTCTATTTTTTTGTCTAAAATTTATTGGTAACATCGAACAATTGTTAGTTAATTTATAATATCTAACAATTATTCTAAGTCATTGTTTTTATTGGATAAAACGGGGGCCGTATACCCTGCCATACACCCAAAAATATATAAATTTTAGCAAAAATCTTCTAAACCCTGTTTCCCTCAAACGACCCCCATGTTTTTGAAACATGCCCTCAAAAAAAATTTTATAAAAAAAATCTTGAACTTTTTTGCATTCATTGCTACATATTGTGTTAAAGGAGGGCATAATGCCTAAATATGTACTAGAATATGCAGGATTTAGAGAATTTGAGTCAGATGATCCGAAAGATGTCATGGATGTTTTTCGTACAATAATGAATTATGACAAAAAAAATGTAGATCATTTGTTATCTACATGTGCATCTAACGTCTGCGACATAGTTTGCAAGCCTGTAAGGTTTGGAACTGTGAGTGAATTTACAGAAGACTTACTAAAATACAAAATATTAAAGGAGATTAGCCAATGAAACGTAATGAAAACAGTTATGCAAAGGTAAAAACTAATGAAATGCTTAATTATCGCAATCAATTGGGCATAAGCCAGGTAAACATGGCGAAAAAATTAGGATTAAGTCACAGAATGTGGAACCATTATGAGCATGGAACTAAGCAAGTACCCATATCTGTGGTTTTATCAGCGAAATATTTGTGTAAAAACATGGATAAGATGGATGAATTGCACAATGACGTAAAAAAACACGAGGAACCTTTGACAAAATGGGATGTTGACAGGATTGAGGCTCTCATGAAGAAGATGAAAGACGATATTTCTAAAAATTCTGACATGGTTTCTAAAATTTTAGCACAAAGTCACAAAGAAATGGGCTTTCTGTTGTCAAAAATAAATTAATCGTATAGTATCTCCACATGAACTAGTTTTTTGTGGAGATTTTTCATGGTAAATGGACCTCTAGGCGGAAGCATGGCTACACCACCTGTAGCACCACAACCACCACAGGTAAGTTTTGAAACTACAGCTCAAAGTAGAGGTAATTTTAGCAATTTTTTAAAATCCATACCAACAACAACGGCCATGACCCCAATAGCCCCACTGGGGTCGGCCCCCACGATGCCGACATTTAATCCTATGGCGAATATTGACATATTTAATCAGCCTACAGGTATGATGGGCATGAATCAGCCACCTATGAATCCTATGATGCAGCCACCATCCAATGCAGGAATTGGACTTATGCCAAATCCAGTGCAAATGATGTTTGATGGTGGTTTTGTAGATGATTTTTCACAAGACACATCTGGTAGTTTTAGTGTAGACGATCAGGGCAACGTATCAGATGATTTCAGTATTGGAGGCGGAGGCTTTGGTGGTACAGGTAGTGATGAGCAATCGTTTCAAGATGCTTTGGATCAAGCTGTAGATCAAGCAAGTCAGTTTGGAGGTGGTCAAGATGCAATTAATATATTTGCTGATGACCCAGCAGTGGTAGATAGAAGAGGTGTAAATGTTGGAATAGAGAATACTGGTGGTTTTACAACTGGTGTTGTTCCAAATTTAAGAGGTGAGCGTTTTACTAGATTTGAAAGCCCTGATTATGCTTTAAGAGCTTTAGGTAGAGATTTTAGAACAAAATTAGGAAGAAATCCTGATTTAACAGTTGGTGATTACTTTGAAACATTTACGCCAACTAGTGAAAATCCAGCAGGCACTGCTGATAGAGTAGCAGAATTTACAAGAGCAACTGGCAAAGGTGCTGGAGATAGATTGTCATTAGGTGACATGGGTAATATCATGGATATTCAATACAAATTTGAAACTGGACAAGGCAACACACCTGCTGCAAGAATACAACAAGTATCAACAACTGTTCCGTTAGATAATGAAAAAGTCATAGCTGATTTATTAGATAACATTAATTTAGACACAGCATTTAAAAAAGATGATACAAAGAATGTTATTCCTCAAGTAGATTCTTTTGGTGATCCAGCTAGAATTGACCCTAGAACTATGACTGAGGGTGCAATAAAGACAGGCACAGGTCAAATAGCTGGTATGAGTGAAAATACATTTAGATCATTATCTGATGATGCTCAACAAAAAATATTAAGTGATATAGCAACTGCTGACTTGGGTACAACTTTTACACCATATGATCCAGAGCCTAATCGTGGCATTGTTCCTGACACTGCATTAGAAACTATGGCGGATAGAAGAGATATTTTTCAACCAGACGACATAAGAAGAGAAGATATGAAGATTCCTGTTGATACAGTTCTTGATATTCCCACTAATGTTATTGGGAGAAATCCTGATTTAGATGCACTTAGATCTGATAGAGCTACATATGACACTATTTTTGATCCTGAAACTTACACAGGACCCACTATAACAGGTTATGGGGCAAGAAGAGGTGGCACAGCTTCTGGAGAAGAGTTGGATCAAGCACCAGCTTTTGGAAGAAGTCCAGGTAGT